AATGGCAACGAATAAGTCATTGTTTTTAAATCATATTAATTTTATATTATCCACAGTTTTTATTAACTTTTAGATTGATATTAGCATTTTAATAATTATATTGATTTTATATTAACAAAAAACAAAAGGGAAAATATGAAAAAAATAAATCAAGTACAAACAATTTTAGAATCAATAATTCCAAATTATTATTCAGATATAAAAACTGAATATAATTGGTCTCATTTTAAAGTTTCTGCAATTTGTGAAATAGAAAAACAAGTTGCTAAAGAATTTAAAAAAGAACCAAAAAGAAAAGACTGGTTTCTTTTTTGGAATGAAAATGACAAATGGCATATTAGTTTAGATGGTACTCGTGGTTATGATTATTTGTCATATGAATCTGAGTTTGGTCAATGTAAAGATATGATTAATAAACTTTGCGATTTATTAGGCACTGATAACTTAGATTGGAACAATCATTACAGTTTTAATATAAAATAAATTAACTGGGTGGTGTAAAAGCCACCCAAAAAAAATTATGAGCGACTACGACTATTTAAAAACTTACTACCCTAGATTAAAAAAAAAAACTGTTGCTAGAATTTTACACGCTTTAGCTAATGGTTGGAAAATAATTAGAACTAAATGTTTGTCTAAAAATGAAAAACTGCCAGCTTTAATTAAACACACAAAAGGAGATAATAATGTTTGTAATTGATTTGAAAGACAGAACTGTTGCTGAGTTTACAAAAGATGAATTAATGACTTTTGCTAATACAGTTGATTATAAAAAATTAGAAAAAGGAAGATTCTGTATTGCAGAGAATAAAGCTAATGCAATTAAGATAATTAAAAAACTAATGAAAAAGGAATCTAATGTTTAATAATGATTCTAAATTTGATTTTGATTTAGCCAAAGGAATAGAAAACGAGAAGTCAGTTGCAGCTTTTCTTGGAATGGCAAAAGACAAATTTGAATGTAAGTCAGAAAGAGATTACTGGAAGAAAACCGGCAATGTTTGTATTGAACTAGAATCTTACGGAAAGAAGTCTGGTTTAAATGCGACTCAGGCTAAATACTGGGTACATAGTTTTTATGATGGAGATAAATTGGTAGGCATTACAATTATTGAAGTTGAACGATTAAAAGGTATTGTTAAAAGAGGAAATTATAAAGAAGTTATGCTTGGAGATAATAAGGCTAGTAAATGTGTTTTAATTCAAATGAGCGAGTATTTAAACCAATGGAGATTTAATGAAAAATTATAAATGCAATATCAAATGGAATTCTCATTGTAATAAAGAGGATATAGAAGACATGATAAAGAAGTTTAAGCAGTTTATTAAATTATCTTTTTTCAATGTTACTAATCTAGAATGTGATTACAAAGATGATAAACCAAAAAAGGAGATAGAATGAGAAAAAGAAAAAAAACAATATCTGGATATTATGGATATTGGTGTCCAATCAAAAAAAAACGAATATTTAAAACGCTATGGCAAATAGAGAAGTAGGGGTAATTTGCTCAATGAGTTTTAATGAAATGCGCCTTTTAGTTGGCTGCATGACTAAAATCTTATTGGATAATGAGGTTAAAGGTGTAAACACTAAAAAACGAATAACTAATTTAATTGAGAAATTAAATGGAATGCTAACAAAACAAGGATTTAAAAAATGATTGAACTTATATCTGACTTGGGATTTGCTTGGTTTTGTTTTGCGGTTATTTTAACAATATTAATATGGGAGAACTACAAATGAATAAAGATGAAATAGGCTTTGTAATTACTATAATATTAGGTTCGTCAAGCATAATATTATTAAATTGGATAATTAATTAATTATGAAAAGATTAATTAGTATTGATATACTGAAGGGTTCATTAGAAATTATAGAAAAATTTATAATCACTCAAGAATTCTCAGGCTCAAAAGTATCTAGCTATGACAAAGCTATTTACAACGAATTAAAAAAAATTATAAATAGTGAGAAAAAATGAACTTTATAAACAAAGAAAAAACTCTTAGTACAAAATTAGGAGAGAGTGTATTTGCAGAAAAACTAAAGCAGGCACTTAAAGAAGCAGAACTTAAAAAGGAAAAACAACAAATGGAGAAGGCAAATGAGAAAAAAAAAGACTGATTTAATTATTGCTTTAAAAGTAATAGACGACTTAATACAGAATAAAAGATTCCATACACTTGCAGACTACATACTCTTAACTTGGAGTAAATTTCCAAGAATAAGATTTTTAGATTATAGAAATGTTAAGGTTATGGAATATTTAAAAAAAGGAGATAAAAATGAAAAAGGTAATGTTATTCGCTTTACTAAGCGGATTATTAACTAACTGCGCTTATAAGCCAGTTATAGACACAAAAGGAAGAAGTGGCAGCTATCCAAGTGATAGAGCAGCAGAAATAACAGACGATATTCAACATTGCTCAACTCTTGCAAATCAAGAGATTGGTGCTTTGACTGATAGTATTGTTTGGGGTTACAACAATGTCTTTAGAGGTTTATTCTTTTGGTTGCCACCTGAAGAAAAAAGAACTAGAGAAAATTATACTAAAAAATGTTTAGCTGGAAGGGGTCATAATGTTATCAACTAAAACAGTACAACAAGAAATAAATAGACTTTTATTAGAATCTAAAACTAACAGATATATAGTTTCTAATGAAGCGCCTTACTATTATGATTTATGTTCGGTGGAAGATAAGACAATAACTTTAGATGAATTCTATAAGTCGTTTCCTTATCATAACCCAGATATAAATTGTGAATATTGGCAAACTCAACATAACAGATGGAAAGAAATATGGACACAAAACAAGATATAGTAAATAAGTTAGCAAGCAATTTAAGATACTTGCGCCACAACACACAAGTTGAAGAACCAATGACTGGTAAAATTAGATTTATGTCCCAAAGGCATTTAGCTGAATTTATTGGTGGAAGTTGTGAGCAGCAGATTTCTAAATTTGAATTAGGAACGAATCAAATGTCTGCTAGCCAGCTTTATAAAATAGCAAAAGTATTTGATGTTTCGGTTGATTCAATGTTTGAAGATTTAACCAAATCAGAATACAAGAAAATACTTAAATACGACATATATGCTTAAACTAATATTCATAATTATTCTATTTATTGGATTAGTTTACATTATGAGTAAAACTTAAAAGAGGGATAAAAATGGAAGAAATAAAACTATACAATGGTCAAGAAACACTTTTTTTTGACTCAGTTCTGCACCAATACTTTTGGAATGAAGAACAATTACCTAGTGCTACAACAATTTGTAAATTATTAACTCCGGCAAATGTTATTGGTGCTTGGTCAGCTAAGGTTTGCTCTGAAGAATTTAAAAAATTAATTAGAGCTGGTGTTACCTATGATGAAATAGAACTTGCTAAGATTGCAGACCAAATTAAAAAAGCACCAAATCAAACAATGGGAGATGCTGGCTTAGTTGGTTCTCAGGTTCATAATCTTATAGAAGAATATATTCATAAAGGTATAGAGCCTGAAATACATAATCCTGAAATTAAAAAATCTTTTGGCAAATTCAAAGAGTGGTACGATAAGCAAGAAGGCTTAGAGATTCTTTTTACTGAAAGAAAAGTATTAAGCAGAATCAATAAGTTTACTGGTACTCTTGATGCTTTATTTAAAAACAAATCAGGAGAACATATTATCTATGATTGGAAGTCATCATCAGGAATAAGAGATTCTATGCTTATTCAAATCTATCTTTATAAGATTGCGATTAAAGAAGAACTTGGAATAGATGTAAAAAAAGGAATTATAGTTAATTGTACTAAGCAAGGTAAATTAAATATTAAGGAATTTCTAATAGGAGAAATGCAGGAAGAAGCCGCTATATCCTGCCTAAAAATATATAGCTGGCTAAACAAGAAGGAGAAGTAATATGCCTAATATAAGTGGAGTAGTAAAATTTGTTTATGACAACCGATTGATGAAAGATGGTAGTCCAAACAAATATCCAAATTACACGTTTGGAATTAATGACCAGAAGATAGTTCTTTGGTCAGCAATTAAACCTGTGTTCTTAGAGAAGGGTAAAAAGCTGAGTGTCGCAGTCCAAGCAAGTAAAAAAAATGGAAGTTTATTTGTGCAAACAAAGCCAGATAAAACTCCAATGATGCAAGAACTGCCTAATGACAATGCAACAGACACTAGCTTCAATCCTGAAGAACTAGAATCTCAACTGCAGCAAGTAGCAAAGGAATTTGATGCTGAATTAACAGTTGAAACAAAGAAGCCTTTTGACAAAGATGAATATATGTTTGTTATGGCTTTAGCTAAAAGTTGCTTGGAATCAGGCTCAATAAATGCTACAAAAGAATCTATGGATTCGCTTATTAAGGATTTAAAATATCTTTATCAAGTGAACTTTCATAATTCTTAGTTGTTAGTTATTTTTAGTGGCAAAATTTTAAATCATTATCCCCTTTTATTTTGCCACTATCCCTTGATTTCACATATATAAATGGTATATATTTTAAATGTTTGTGAGGGAGAAAATTCTTGAATGTACAATTAAAGTTAAAGAACTTTTTGACAAACAAGAAGATGCTCTCAAAAATGAATGTGAAGGAAAGATTATTTCTGTGGACTTACTAAACAAAAAGTTTATTAGAAATAATATTAAACTATTTGATGATAACTCAGCAGCAAGTAGTTCAAAGAATCAGGGACAGAAGTCAGAAACTTCTTAACCTTGAACTAGAGTATAAAATGAAGTTAGAGAAAGCAAAAAAGTTAAAAGAACTTCTAAACTCTAGATATATCTTTGAATTTGAGAAATTACTTACTAAGTAGGTAATACAACTATAAATATGTAAGGAAGGATTATGGAAGATTTTGCGCTTAAAAACCCTGACGATATAAAACAAGAACTAGACACTCTTTCTGAAGAAATGTCTCACGCTCTTTATGACTTTAGACGCTGCGAAGAATTTCGCAAAATAACTTTTAGCCAATTAACTCTTACAAATAAATTAGAGAAAAATTGTAGCGTTGCAGAAGCAGAAAAATGGGCTTATACTTCTAATGATTACAAAACTATTATAGAAGGATTATTAGTGGCAGAAAAAAACTATTCCATAGCTAAAGGCAAATATAGTAACTTACAGGCTTGGATAGATTTGTATAGAAGTTGGCTAGCTACTAATAGAGAACTGAGTAGATGACAGATGTTAAAAATAATTTCAATTATGCTGAAAGCCGCTTTATTGATTATTGCAATTCCGTTGGCTATCTTTTTCGTCGTCTTGGTTATAATTCTATTGACCCTAATAAATCAGTTATTGAAACTAATATACCTTTGTTTTCCAAAATACCAACAATCGCAAAACTTACAGCAGATTTTTTCGTATATAAAGCTGCGACAGAAACCAATAAACAAGAACAGTTCTTCGTTTCATTAAAACAATCTAATAAGATTAAATTAAGAGATTTAAAAAAGTATATTGTTATAAATGAACTTTACACTAACTACTGGACTAAATTTACTATTTGCTTTCCGCTTAAAGATAAAATTCGTTTTATATCAGTAGAGCAATTATTAAGAATGCTGCCGGATTCAAAGTTAAAAACTTTCCAAAATGATGGAGTAGAATACTTTGAAATTAATGTATAGTATTTGAATAGTCATAATCTGAATCTTCAAAATCAATAGGCTCAGATTCCCATTCAACAGCTAAGATTCTAAACTTCTTAACATTCTTTAACGACGTTAAAAAAATATTAAAGTTAGCATTATTAGTTGAATCTAAAAATCTTACATAAGACATATCTTCAGTCATATCGCCATTTTTAACAAAATGAACTGCACATGTTATGAGCCTTAACTCATTCATTTTTTGAAGACGTCCAGTGTGGGTTTTAATCCGTAAATCGCCGAGAATATACCTACTATTAACCATTGATACCAGCTAGGAAATTTTCCAAAATAGTCAAAGAATAAATCTAGTTTAGCTTTTATGTTAGCATCATCACTAATGATTGCATAAGATAATACAATAATTGGAATACATACTACGATAAGAACAAATTCATCTTTCCAGCTTTTTTCTTGGTCATTATAAACTTCTCTTTGATATTCAATCTGACCCTTTGCCATTTTTTCATAGTAAAGTCTTTCAGCTTGAGATTCTAATAATTCAGATTCTTTTCTGTTCTTATAGATGTCTGCACCAATTTTAAAAACTGTAGGTATGATATTCCACCACATTAATGATATTCCTCAACGTATAAAGAAAATGTAGCTGATACAGAAGTTGTAGCATCTGCTTTTGCTCTAATTTCTATATCTGTTTTTTGATCTACTAAAAATGGTACAGTAAATTCTTGATAAGCATTTCCACCAAATAAGGTTTGATAACCAATAGTATTAAAAGCGTTTCCATCAGTTAATCTTCTAATCATTAATTTAGATTCAATTTCTTTTTGTTTAGAAACACCGATACCAGCAGTCATAATAAATGCTCTACAGTTTGCAGGTACAGTATAAATACAAGCTAAAGATTTTCCATAAGTCGCAGGAATGACAGCAACAGATTTAGAATCAACAGTAACTGTAATTGTGCCAACATTTGCATTTCCAGTTGTTGCATTTACTAAAGTAGCAGAAAAAACTCTAATCCAAGTATTTGTAGATGTTTGTCCAATAGCAACTCTTTCAGTTTGTAATTGGTAACTTGCGTTTAATCCGTAAAGATCAACTGTTCCACCATTGTCAGAAACAGTATCAGAACTTGTTACTGAAGCTGTACTTGCAGTTGTTGGGAATGAATATAAGCCACCACCAGTCCATATTGTTTCAAATGATGTGCTTACATCTGCATTATAGCCATAAGTACCATAAGCTGAAAAATCTTCTACTAATCCTTTTTGTACTAACAAACCAAATGGTGCGTTCTGGTTTTCTTCCTTATTTTGTATATTAAATGCCATTGTAACTTTAAACTCCTTAAATTTGCCTATTTAAACCGACAAATTACCCATTTTTTTTGATGTTATAGGTGCTATTGTCGCTATTTAACTTTTTAAAGCCACTATGCCTTAAAATGCGTTTAAATCGGTTTTTAGACTATTTGCTACTTTTAGATGAATCTATTAGCAGTTCTATGTAGTGTTTTGCCTTTTCTAAATCAGCAATACCACCTTTATCTTTAAACCTTAGAACATACTTTATAACGTTACCTTCACAAAATCCAATATTATTTTTAACTATAAACTCAACTGGTTGAATCTTGTATTTTTTATAGTGGCTTCCACCAACTTGTTTTTTATAAGACTTCATAGACTGTTCTTCCATTAGCTTTGTATGCTCTTAAATACATCTTACGATTATTACCTTTGTTGTAAGAAATATGAACCCAACCTGAATTAGTTTCTTCTGGTTTCCAAAATTCTAAAATACATTGGTCAAATTCTAAATGATTAACAACCCAGTCAGCAAGTTCTTTATTAGGCACTCCTAGAACTTCGCAATCAACTGCCATTCCAAATGCGTGTTGTGATGTTGGAGAACTTCCTATGGCTTTACATAACGCAGGAGAACGATAACCAGAAGTTATTTTGATGTCGCCAAATTGATTTATGATTGGTTCAATAACTTCATAGATTAGAGTTTGTAAGTTAATTAGAATTTGGTCAGTTGGAGTATTATCTATTCCAAGTCTTGTAGCAGTTTCAGAAAATAGTAATTCTTTTAAACTAACTTGCCTATCCATTTGCCATCTCTATTTAAAACACAAGGTGCTAA